TATATAGATAAAGTTTATCCGAATCTACTGTAATAGCACTACCCTTTAAAAGATCGCTAAATCTTGCACTGGAAAGAGTAAACTCGTGATCAAAAGTGAGTTTTTTAATTTTATCTGTACTAAGAGTGTTTTTCGGTAAAACAGATTCTTCTAACAAAAAATATTTAAATTTAAACGAATCATCTTTATATGTTAAATGATTGTTCTCAACAACGATATTAATATTTTGATTTTCTATACAATCAAGCAGACGTATGAATCTTTTAACGTCTGGTAAACCGATAATAAAACCATGATCCTCGGTAAGCAGAGTTGAGTCTGTAAACTCAACATATAATACCACGTTGCCGCCTGTTTGACTCGTACAAACACAACTTATTCCTTTATCTGTAACTCGTAAAGCTGCGTTATCTGTAACCCGGCTTATAGGTGTTAATACATGTTGTATGAGCTTATCTTTATTTGTTTTTAGATTATGCGCCATTAAATGATGCACCAATAGTAGCTAATACTTCTTTTATATCAACTAAACTTTGATTTATATTACGCAAAACTTCAATAAGCTCTATATTCGTAATACTCAGTTCTGGTGCACGGGCAGGTTCTGAAACTGGTGCACTCACAGGTATGGTAACAGGCGGGGGTAAAGGGAATTGAGCTTCTGCCTGTCGATTGAGCTGCTCGAGTATCGCTTGCTGATTTTGCTGTTGATGTTGTTGTGATCTTTGCTGTATCTCCGTCACAAAGGCCATCGGGTTCAAACGATTAGCTCTACCGGAACTTGGAGCCTGGGTAGTATTAATATCTACAGATTGTAATTCGGTAGACGCTAGCTTAGCTAGTAAAGCTGCCGCTAATTCATCTTGATTTACCATATTTTAACCTTTCTTAGAAAATTCAACAAACTTATAAAACTCTGCTCGAGAATTATCATCGTTATCTAAAAACGCCCCAGACATACGTGCAGTTCTCATAGTAGAATCGTGCTTTATACCTCTATTGGAACAACAAGTGTGAGCTGCCTCAATTAAAACCGCAACACCGTTATTTATCTCACACACTTTGTCAATATAAGCATGAATCTGAGCTGTAAGATTTTCTTGTACTTGTGGTCTTCTTGCAAACCAGTCTACAATGCGATTTAATTTAGAAAGACCTATCACTTTACCTTCTTTTGAAGGAATGTATGCTACATGAGCTACACCAGTAAAAGGTGCATGATGATGAGAGCATAAAGATACAACCTTGATATTATTCTGACATACAATGCCGTCATACTGATCGACATTATCAAACGCAGTTACTTTTGGTGGTTCAGAGTAACAACCCATAGCTAAATCCGTAACAAACGCTTTAGCCACTCTGTACGGAGTATTGCTACTATTAGGATCATTTCTCCAATCAAAGCCGAGAGAATCAAGATAGAGCTCATAGGCCTTTGCACCTCTCTCAATGAGTTGATCGATTTCTTCAGGGGTGTGTGGATGATTGTGATTAGCGTATTTTAATTTCATAAACAATATTATAGACCGGCGAGGAGTTCTTTAAGCTTAGCGTCGGTATCATCAAAACTATCATTGCTGCTGCTACTAGTAGCGGTCTCAACACCCTCAAACACACTCTCTATAGACGTCGGTGTAGTCTTCGTAGTTGTTGGTATTTCATCAATAGAAGGGGTTTTGCTTACCTGGGCTACTGAGACTGCAGCTGTATCTCCATCAGACTCAGAATCCGTGTCTATGTCCTGTATACAAAAATAATGTTGATCAAGCATTCTTTGCAGTTCTGCTTGAGTCTTTGGCTTAAACACTTTAGTAAGATCAAAGATACCATTATATACTGATTCGAGTTTATCTTCAGAGATGTTCTCAAGCTTAGAAGAAGAAATAAACTTAGATGAAGAATAAGTAACAAAATTACGGGAAGCACCGGCACCTGCACGTGCTTCACACTTTATCCTAAGACTACTACCATTTGCGACATCAAAGATTTTCTCTGCACCAAATTCTTGAGCATCATCTCCATCTATGGCGCTCGTAATAATTTTTGCTAATTCTTTACCGTAACGAATAATTTTTACTTTACCTTCATTTTCTGGATTTGTAGGGTCCGATATAACTAGAGCATTAACAAGCCAAGATTCCTTACGGTTAATAGATTTTATTTTTTCTTTCTCTTCTGCGGTACCTGTCCGGTATGTTTTAATTACGTAATTGTCAATTGGACAGCTTTCATTATATGTAGCCGGGCACAGAGCTGTAACAAACTGACCTGTAGCAACACTGTTCCAACTATGATGAAAGTAGTGATATATGGAATTACGCGGCTCAGTAATGTTAGGGATTAAACGAACTACATATGTTTTTCCGGATTCAAACTTCATGAATTCTTTAAACACACTATCATCTTTTTTAGTTGAGAGAGATGCCTTAATTTCGTTAAATAGGTTTTTAGTTAATGTCATATAATTTATTTTTGTTGGTTTCATTTTTTATTATAGAATAAGTCATGGTTTATGCAACGTCTTATCTACAAAAAATTTCACTTTCTGATATGCTGTTATCAGATAAGGTTTTAAAATTTTAGAATTATTGTATTTATTTTTATATTCAAGAAAATTTGCTCCAAAGCCCCCAAGCAATAAAACCCTTTCATCCTGTGGCATATCTTCTATTACACTATATATTCCAGGGAACTCCATAAGAGTGTAACAGTTAATTTTGCCTGTTTTTAAATGATATACCCAGCATGGCTCTAGATCGTTACGAAAAATAGAGTAATCATCAAGATTAATTTTTTGTTTTATACAAAACGCCCCTATAAATTGTAGAGATTTTGTGACATCCGTTTTCTGTTGGTCTGGTTGTTGTAGATTTATAATATTTGAATATAAAGAATAAGATTTTATCGCTCGCGGAGACGCATAATAACTTAAATCAAAATATTCAACATCCGGGTATAATTTATAAGGCGCTAAAAAATAACTGTCAATATCTACCTCCGGGTATTTTCCTAAAAAAACTTCAATCTTTCTTAAAGACATTAACCGAGGCTCGTCTACGTTTTCAAAATTAACTCTTACTTTAAACGGTTTGTTTTTTACAATTTTTGAAACTGCTAAATGCTTATTATAAATTCTTTTTTGAAATTCTGTCATTTAATTTAGATGTTTTTTTAAGTGATGAATTAAAAAGTTTTTTTGTGTTTTTTGATTTAACTAAATTAGGGTATAGTTTCAATATCCCGAATAGTGCCTGATATGTATTCTTGGAGCCTGTAGCGTGTATAAATAGTTCTCGCATTTCATAATTTTGCAATATACTTGTAAATAAAGCTGCAGGGTTTATTCTCTTGTTGTTTAAAATTGATAAAAACGAACCAAATAGCAAAACACCGTCTATAAATTCTTTAGCGCAGACTCTTTCTAGTGGATCTCCTTGAAAGAGCATTTTTTGTAACGATTTTTCACTTACCATAAGTTATGGTAAGTAATTATATCATTAGTTCACATAAAACAACTTATTCGGATAAAAGCTCCTTAATAGTGTTTTCCGCGGAATTTACAACCTGGTTAGGCGTATCTGGTGCGAAATAGTCCGGGTTCGTCTCAGTCAGTGTCAAAGTTTCGTATTTTACTTTAAACAGACAATGTCCGAAATTAGGTCCAAAGCGGTTTTTTTGCATACCTAAGTTTATAATACCTAACTGTTTTTCTTCTTCTTCTTGCCATAGGGAACATATTACATCACATGTTGCTGCTAACCCAATGCTTTCAGAAATATTTTCCATACCAGGGTGAGCGGTATTAAAACCAGATCGGTTGATTTGACTCGCTGTAACGAACGGTATGTTATACTTAAAAGAAAGAGCTCTAAGCTGTTCAGCTATTTCTTTGACTTCAGAATACGAATTTAAATTTTTTGAAGTAGGTTTTAACAAGTTAATATAGTCAATAACAACTACTTCTGGTTTAAACCCTTTATGAGATAGTTTAGTCATATACGAGTCTATATGCCTCACTGTTATTGTCTTTGGAGGATACTCTTTTATAACAAGCTTACTTTCGAGTTGTTTTTGTATGTGTATAACTTGTTGCTTTAATTCATCTGTATATGTTGTCAGTTGGTTGTGAGGTATTTGTGTCAGCTGAGCACTGACCCGTTTTGCATACATAAACTCAGACATTTCAAGAGAAATTAATAATGTATTCCTATTGTTTAACACCATGTTACCAGCTATGTTGCCTAGAAATATACTTTTACCTACATTAACCTGTCCTACAAGACATGTCAGTGTTTTAGGGTACAAGCCTCCTTCTAGACGTTCATCTAAAAACTTCCAACCTGTAGGGATGGGGTTGTATATAGCAGTTAAATCTCTAATATGTTTTTCAATATGCTCGAAATACCAGTGACCGAGATCTTCAACCAGAGATATATTGTATATTTTTTCGAACTGTATTAGAGTGTCCTGTATGTCTATTTTACCTTGAGAATATTTTTCAGAAGTTTCTATAATAGTGTTGCATAAATTACGCTCTTTTAAAAACCTCTCTGTATTTGCTATTAACTCGTCTTTATTGTATTTTATATCTAGTTGTTTGAGTTTAACTGCTATTTCGTTATAAGCCTGTTTTTCGGTATCTGTTGTTAGTTTAGCTTTAATCTCTGTAAGTGTAGGTGGGAGACCTCTTTCGTTAAAAAAAGTAACCACAGATTTAATGATAGTACTTATTTTTTTATCATTAAAAAGGGCAGGTGTTATATGCTCTATAACACTCGCTAAATACTCTTGATTAACTAAACAGTTTAAGAGAATGACATTTTCATAAAAATCTAAATCTAATTTTGCAGGCTCTTCAGTTTTATTCTGTGTCATTGCTTATTTCGTCAATTTCGTCGATTTCTTGCTGAATAACTTTAGCTGTATCTTGTTGCCCGTAACACAACTTTTCATTTAAGACTGCTTCTAATTCTGGTAAGATTTTCTTCCAAAAATCTTCAGATTTCTCGAGATCTTTACGATACCCTAGACTTTCTCCCTTATACATAACTGTACGTCCTGGTTTTTCGATTACTTTAAATGCTTCTGCAATTTCAAAAAGACCAGCGTGTTTGTCGAGACCGGATTTGAAATTTAAATAGAGTTCAGTTTTTAAATAAGCAGGTACGAAGCGGTTCTTAATAGTAAGTGCGCCTAGCGTAACACCTGAGATATTATGAGCTATCGCGATCGATTCCTCTGCGGGGTTATCGGAAGATTTTTCGTTTCTTGTACTTAATTGT